GAAGTTTTTTTTTTTTTTCTTTTATGTTTTTATACTTTTTTTTTGTTTTTCTAATTTTAGAAAGTGTGAAAGGAAAGATAACACACAAAGGAAATCACCAAAAAACTAGTGGAGTGAGAGAAGTTGATGTAAATTATAGGTTTGCATCATTGAGCTTCGGGTTCCAAAAAGAAGTTCCAAGGTGGAGTAGTAGTAGACTGTATCAACAGTGGGGCGGTCACTATTTGACACGTGTCTATAACTAGACCATAGGATGACCTGCTGCTCAGCAGCGGGGCCATTGGTTGAGGATTCAGCTGTAACAACGTTCAATGAGGGAACGGTGCCGTCACAGCCTTCATTCCAAGAGAAGTTTGAGAGCTTAGGTTGCTCATCAACTTTCTGCTTGAATCGAGGAATCCAGACTTGTCGCATATTAAACAATAAAGTTAAAGATGCGCTTAGTCTAGATATCTGGGGATATCGTGGGAAAAGCCTGATTTCATGTTGATCGAATTCAGGGAGGACATTCCGGATAAGAACTGAGCCTTGCAAGTAACGGGAATTAGTACGTGCGAGACCAGTGGTTGGGTCCGGTAGTAGCAGAGTTTCACCATCGATGTTTGAATTTTGAATCAATTTTCCACTCAGTACTGTAGCGTAATGAGCAGACGATTCATCATCGTATGGGTCAAAGAGAAGATTCATACCTTCGGTATGAAGTTCTTCATCTGCGGTGGTTGGATCCAGAACTGATGATCTTCCATTCTCCTGGATAAGGTAGAATGCAGTATCAATAGTACTGGCGTCCTTAGGAAACTTGAAAGTATAACTTTCAGAGTTTTCCTTGCGGGGTAGACCAAATTTGGCAACTTCACAAAATTGTGAAAAATTACCTTGTTTGGATTTCTCTTTGAGATCGTCAAGAGGAGAAGAATGCCAAGTAGGGGCTTCTGGTCCTTTTATGACACATCTCGAAATAGCTGCAGATCGTCTAGAGATATGATCTCTTAAGGTTCTTGTAGCTTTGAGTTCCGTTGAACAAAAACTCGATAGACTTCTAATAAAATCTAGAGTAATGTTTCTGTTATTTGGTTCTAACATGAGTAAATGTACGTAGGGATTATACGTGTTGTTATTAACTGATGGGATGTTATAATCAAATTCGGAAATCATGGGTCGGCGAAGGTGAGTTCTGTGAGTTGCAGAGTCAGCTAGGCGACTAAGAGAGCGTGCGAACCAATTTCTATAAGTGAAATGGGTGGTGGTACTGCCGTGCGAGGACTGGTATAGTCCACCGACAAGATTACCGACTCTTATAACTGCTCTACTATAATGGATGACAATTGAGTCAAGCCATTTTTCGTAAGCGGTAGATTCGCGGGATTGAGAAATGAGTTGATTGTGGGCCAATAAAAAGATTGATGGCGCTACAATGCGTGGAGCATCGTACTTGTAGAGTACGCTTCCATAGGATACGTTCATCTCAAGCTTTGACCTGATGTCAAGTCTATGAGAGAGGTAGGTGTCCAGAATTTCAAATAGAAAATCTGGGATATAAGCGTCACTGAAAGCGTCAATGATTCTGAGATATGCATGGGATGCATCAATTTCAGAGGCATACGCTGACATTGGAGACCGTTCAAATGCGTCAACAAGAAACACGAATGCGTGAATCATGTAGACTAGGTATCCGACGAGTGAGGCGGGACTGACGTAGGAGTATTGTTCGAAGGTAAAGTTGGAGAAACTTCGTTGAACAAACTCTGTAATAGCAAATGTGGGAAATCTTGAGTCTGGGACGACGTCAAGGATGAACTTGTTTCCGCTGTGTTGGATAACATTGCGGGGAAGGTCAATTTCCTTTGCAAAGATTCCAGACGCTGACGGTGGGTCAGAACTGGATTGGGTGGGAACTGGAACGTTCGGGGTTGGGTGTGGAGGTCCAACTGAACCGGAAGTGGAGTTCGTGGTCGGTCCATTGGTGTCTGGGAGGACTGCGGTGACAACTGTAGGGGTAGAGGTTCTTTCATTGAATCTCTCTTCCTGGAGGTTGCGGGTTTGTGCGGAGTCATTGGAAGACATTTCTTTGGTAAGTGGTTGTAGGGTAGATAGTAGCTGAAGATTAAATAGATACAATCGTTAACAGAATATCT